ACCAGATATACTGTGAACGGCTATTGATAGCGTCTTTATAGAAGTTATTAGTTCCATCAGCTTTCTTAGCATCAGATGCTTTAGACAAATATGCAAATCGTTCTAGAACAGCGCCAGGAGTACCAGTCCACAGTCCAGTTGTATCAGTTACGATTACGTGCAATTCATCAGCAGATCCACTTACACCAGAAGTGTAATCAGATGTACCTGGAGCAGAGTCAAACTCAGCTTTATAATCCCAAGTAGCAAAACTTGCTGCGTTATCACACATTGAAACTGTAATCGAATTACCGAAAGTGCCTGGATATTTTGCAATCCATTCACCGACAACAGCAGCGCCATTGGCATAATTCGATAGATAATCAGATTCGTTATTAACTTTAACACCACCAACCGATAGAACAGCAGTTGCAGTTGTAGTAGTTCCAGATGCTGGAGCTGCAATCGTGATCGCTGGTGTTGCAGTATAACCAGTTCCGCTGTTTACAATAGTGATACCACTAATTGTAGAGCCAGAAATAGTCACAATACCAACCGTAGCGCCAGAACCTGTAGTTGATGTAATAGTTGCAGTTGGAGCAATGGTATATCCAGATCCAGCTGATGTGATTACAATACCAGTAACAGATCCGCCGACAATTGTAACTGTTCCAAGCGCTGTAGTTCCACCTGGAACTTGTGGCGTATTGAATGTCACATTGGCGCTAATATAACCAGATCCAGCTGCGCCAACTGTAGCAGCTGTAACGCCGCCGCCAGATAACCGTGCTGTAGCTAGGGCTTGAACACCACCAACTACATTCGGTGTAGCGACTGTTACTGTAGGGATAGTAGTATATCCAGATCCAGCACTAGCGATGTTAATAGATTGTACAGTTCCAGAGACACGAGCAACCGCATTTCTATGTGTTGATGTATCAGCACGAACAACTAATAAATTAGAAGTATATGCTAAAAAGTTTGCTGCTGTAAAAAATGAAGCAGCGATAGCATCAGTTGGTTTTCCGAAACGGCGAACTAAATCGTTTTCAGAGTTAATAGTTACAGGTTGTAGGACAGGACCCCACTGGAATGCACCAGCGAATGCACCAGCAGAAGTTGAAACTGCTGGGACGATTGATGTGAAGTCTTTTTCTACAACTGCAACGCCAGGACTTAATTGAAAGGGCATTGTAATCTCCTTATTACATGATTATTCTGTTTGCTTCGAGGAGCACTCTATAGCACTAATTTATTTATTGAAACACCAATTTCAGAAATTCAGTAGTGGCTTATCTCTTATATCACCATTATCATAAAACCCAAATGGAGTTAATTCGTCCTCCAGAGCTTGTATTTTCTTTTCATACATAAGCTGTCTAAGGTTCACATTATTTAGGTCTTTAAAATAACTTGTAGAAGTTAGCCAAGAGAACAAAACAAGTGACATCACTAAATCGTCATGGTATCCATCATCAGCGGCATATGAACCTCGAACTTCAATAAAAGTCGAAATTTCAGATATGACGTCAGCATCCTGAATCAATAACTTATTCTCTTCCATAAGGGATTTAAAGTTATGACACCCAGTACGCTTAACTCTCTTATCAGTAGTTACACCCAATTGGGTTTTACCACCACCAAATCCACCAGATACGTCTTGTAGTCCAGTAGATCTATTTACGAAAACTAAGTTTTCGTATTCCAATTCATTGTGTAAAATATATGGAACTTGCTCACTAAAGTTCGTCTCAACCAAAACGTAAGCACTATTAAATTGCGTTGCAACATGGTAAATTACGTTGGGGTATAGTAATGGGCTAATATCATTTTTGCGGTACTTTGCTACTAACTTATATGGAAGTTCAGTAATATCTATAATGGTGAACGCGGAGTAGTCTCCACCAACACCTTTAGCAGTATCTGCTACCAATACATATATATGACCTTCTAAAACATGCTCATATACGTCAAGACCTTCTTTACTAAAGACTGGTGTTGCTAACGACATTCTTCCAATAGTATCTGAGTTGATCAGCGTTAAACTAGATCCAAGGAACTTACACAGTACTTCTTGATTATATTTAATTTCACCGAGGACAGCTTTCTGTTCTGCTGCCCATTTCTCATCACGTCCAGGGATTTTCCAATATGGGATGAATAGTGGCACGAATCCGTTTCTACCATTTTCAGCATCATTCCAGTATTTCCAGAAGTGATTATATCCGAGAGGTGTTGAGCTTAGTAGAACTTTAGTTGTAACGCCCGCAGAAATAGTTGGGTAGACAGAAGTGAAGAATTGATCGGCAACTGTATTTGGAATAATTGCTGCTTCATCAACATATAACATGTTAACAGATTTACCACGAATGCCTGATGTAGAAGTAGCTGCAGTGAAAACTTTAGATCCATTTTCTAATTCAATGTCACCCTTATTCCAAGTAGTAACACCCTGCTTCAACCAATGCGGTAGATGCTCGAACATTGTCTGGAAACGATCTAATACTTCTCTAGCTGCAGTGGCTTTGTTTGCAAGAATAGCTACAGTTTTACTATCCTGGAAATTAACATACCATAAAATGTATGCAGCTGAGGTAGTTGTTTTACCTTGCTGACGACCCTCCATAAGAATAACTCGACGATTCTCATGGATGATTTTAACTTTTTCTATTTGACAATCATATAATTTAAATGGAATTAGACCATGATCAAGAGACACAATCATACAATAATTTTCAATAAAGTAGATTGGGTCAGCTGCGCATTTTAAATATTCTTCTACCTGCTCAGGTGTAAATTGTACGCTGACATTAGCAGCCTTTAAATTCACATTCGCATTATAAACTTGAGCTACCATTAAAAGTTACTTTCCCATCCCTGTGTCGGTATAGTTGCTGTCGCAGGATCGCCTGTTGCAGTATATACTCTGTTTGGGTTACTAAAATCTTCATTCTGACCAATATTAGCATTCACTTGATTAATGACATTCTGGCTATTCAGTGCACCGAATAAACTTGTCTTAAGAGTGAATGTTAACGTATGTGTTACAAAACGACGAGTTTGAAAATCGCCATCATAATCGTCTTGTACGGAAATGCTGTTTAACACTACAGGAACGTCGAGAATAATATTCATATCATCAATAGTTTTAATTGACAGTGTATATTCTGGAGTGAACGTCGGAAGTATTTGTTCGATAATTTGAAGACCATCTTCTTGAGTTTTAGTCAAGATATACAACGAGATATCAATATTATATGGAACTGGTGTGTATAAACTTGTCATTGCATCTGCTCCGACACCGCAAGTTATCTTATTCATTCGATTCACTTTACGTGCTGCATCATATGAATATCCAGTGATCTCAAAGGACATTCTAGGTAAAGTCGTATACGTTTGATTTTCTAAAGTTGAATCGGAGTCTATGCGGACGATCCATTTTTCTTTAGGTGCATATGCAAGTGGAATCTGTAAACGCTGCACAGTATCCCCAGTTACTGAGTTACCTTGTTTACGATCAATGTAAATGCTACTAAACAATCGTCCAAATGAAACGATTGTTTTTCTAATGATGCCGTGATAAAATACTTGATTATTTAACATTACATTACATCCCCGAATGGGTTATGGTCATTAAATAACACATCAGTGGATTCAGTTTTAAACGCATTATTATCGCCAAAAGAATCGACTTTATCGATATTAGCTTCTACAACTGCAGTTAATATAGCATCTGTTCCACCAACACCAGATATGGTAATTAATGGTATCGAGTTATATCCAGTTCCAGGGTTAATGATGTTAACGCTAACAATAGTTCCAGAATCTAATACAGCCTCTAATATTGCACCATGACCACTTCCACCAGATACAGATAATGCCATTGAAGTATAATTGGATCCAGGGTTTGTTATAGTTACTGAAGTAATTCTACCAGTTTCAGTTCTGGTAATATTTGTAGTGAATGTTTTTAATGTTTCGAACACATCAATTGAAGCGATACCAGTATCAATTTCTTCAGATGCATATTGGAACAATTCAACTTGTAGTTTGTACACGTACAATTTACCTAATTGGTAGAATGGGTCTTGATGTGCAACGAATTTAATTTCAAATAAACCTTTAGTCAATGGGAAATAAATTAAATCACCCTCAGCTGGTCTATTCGGTAGAATTGACATTCCATACCGTCCAATAAATTGATCCCATCTTCTTCTGGCGCAAACTAAAGTTGCAGACTGTTCGATCATTAGACCAAACTTCTGAATAAATGCACCTTGCCCACCGAAATTATCTACATTCTCAAAATACATTTCAATAGGGAAAGCTGCTTTAAATTTTGATAATCGGTCTTCTCCAAGAATTTCATCTTTAGATACAAGAGTTCTTGGAATATAAAATACTTCGTTACCATACATGCGCAATGATTCAATGATCAGATCTTCTATTAGATTCTGTTCACTTTTAGTTCCATGCGAGAAATATACGTTGGTAGTCGTCATTGGTTATCCCATTATGAATTCTAATGGCGCAGACTTATTCATCAATTCATCTTCTAAGTCTTTAATTTCGCTAGTAGCTTCGTCGTATAACTTATCGCCGTCGAGCGTGACACCACCTGGAAGTTGGATGCCAGAGAATTTCTTGATGTTAACTGCCCATTGTTTTTTAAATAGTGCAGTTACATAATGCTTTAACCACATTTCGTTCCATACTTTTGTATATTCATCTGGATCTAAGACACGATAACATTCGAAAATAATTAAAGAACCTACTTTAACTTCAGACTGCCAATCAATTTCAAGAAATAATTTATTCTGTAGACGATTGAATCTAAAAGTTTGTTGTCCGTTTAATTCAAAATCTAGTAATGCAATATGCGACATTACTGACGTATAATAAATTATTGATGTTGAAGATAGATCATACAAATCATGCAGGCGTAGCTGATATTGAATATCGAACATACCCTGATTACCAGCTGTTTGAGTTAATGGGATTACACGCGTAACTCCGTAGACTAAATCTGGTGTTAGTATAAATTTATTATCAATATCAGATTGAGTTACTGCATGTTTCATGTAGACTTTTTCAATACCATCATAATGATACTGTCTCCAGTATTCAATGGCATCGTCCATACGATCTTCTAATTGATCATCCTCGACGTTAATTTCGAGCACAGGTGCGCCAAGTGCTCTCAGTGCATATTGTTTTAAACCGTCTCTTGAATTAACAGCCATTTTATCTCTCTATGTAAACTTTGGTCCTTCGAACCAACCTACTAAACTATATCTTTTACCTTTAGTGATAGGAGTTAACCTATGTTGCACAAAAGATGGAAAAGTAATCATAGTTCCAATATTTCTAATTATTTCAGGTGGCAGTTCAGAGCAATTTTCTAAACATAAATCTCCACCATCATATGAAGTCTCTCCGCTCAACTGAATAATCCCAGTAATTTTTCGGTGGTATGGGGAATCGTTTATCCAGAAAACATCTTGGTGAGACTTATACTCTCCTTGATAACTTTCATCATATTCAGTGAATTGGAGATATGGTAAATGTGTAACATTAAACCCATACCACTCTTTATTTATGCTGATAAGAAACTTCCAATAATCATCGAATAGAAACTTTAGATCTTCATTATTTGGATGTATCCACCGAACAACACTTTTTCTATATGAATCATCTGCAACTTCACCAGAATACCCTAATTTAGTAGCTTCTGGTTCAATCGCTAAAGCCTTCTCTATAATGTAATCACATTGTTCTTTATTATAGAACCCTGCATTATATACCCATTCACCGCGCATAATGTATCCTTTTTGTTGCCGTATATTATATAGCCTTTTGGTTGATAATAGCTTTCAGGTCAGCAATCTCAGCATGTAGCTCTTGCATACCTTTAACAAGAACGGATACCATATTTGCATAATTTAATGTTAACATTCCATCAGAGTTTTCTCCGACGAACTCTGGCATAACTTGTTGAACTTCTTGCGCAATAAACCCAATCTCAACTACTTTTGTATCTTCAGATTGTTTTTCATAAATTACAGATCGTAATTTTAAAATATCATTTATACCATATTGTGTGTCAACAATGTTTGACTTTAATCTAACGTCAGATGATACTTGATGCGCTACCGCATAAACAGTTCCTGATGATGTTAAATTTGCACAGGCGAATTGTTCATATGATGTACCTGGATTATTCCAAATACCAATACGCCCACTAGATTCCATTGCGATACTTGATGCTACTACACCACCCCAGTGAAAACCAAGCCGTGGCATGGACGCGCTGCCGTTTCCAGTCATATTAGATTCGCGAACACACACCACTTGGCTATATGCAGTTCCAACTGTAGTAGAATATATACCAATTCCACCAGGGTTTGATAACTGCGTCGGTGTTCCAGCTGCGCCTGAAGCCCCAGTCGCTCCAGTTGGACCAGTCGCTCCAGTTGGACCAGTTGGACCAGTCGCTCCAGTTGGACCAGCAACACCTTGAATACCTTGTGGTCCAGCCGCACCAGCAGTTCCAGTTGGACCAGTTGGACCAGTCGCGCCAGCAGTTCCATTTGCTCCTGTCGCACCCATGGCGCCGACAGAAACAATAGTCCATGCGGTGAATGTGCCAGACCCACCAATATTAACGACGTTAACAGTTAATGTTGTTGATGTGAATGCTGTAATCGTACCATCCATATAATTGGTAGGTGTCGCAGTATTAAATATACGAACATATTCGCCAACAGTAAACGCAGTTGCGGTTGATGTTAAGTTTGTTGTAAATACTTTTGATCCAGTGCCGATGGCAATAGATGTTGTTGATATCAATCCAGAATATCCAAGTCCAGCAGTTCCAGTTGGACCAGTCGCACCAGCAGTTCCAGTTGGACCAGTTAATCCAGTTGGACCAGTCGCACCAGCAACACCTTGAATACCTTGTGGTCCAGTTGGACCAGTCGCACCAGCAGTTCCAGTTGGACCTGTAATTCCTGATGTATTAACCCACTTACTTAATGCTGTACTATAAACGAGTAATTGATTATTTGCTGGAGACGTTACAGTAACATCACCAAGTTGCGCTAATTTTAATTGAGCCTGTGTGATCAGATCGGTATCTGACCCACTTACGGCTGCAGATAATTTCGCATTAACTGTAACCTGCCCAGCGGCGACTTGAACTACACTTGCTAATTGTGATAATTGTTTTGAGAGTGCCATTATTTAACCTCTAGTGCAGTAAGGCGATTCGATATCGGTTTTAAATGCTTTAATGATATATTTAATATCCATCATTGTGCAATCTCCATAAACGTCCAGTTGACTGGAACATTCCACCAAGTCATTGCTGCAACAGAACCGACTGATTGATGATAAAAATCATATGTTATATTCGTCTGATCTCTAACGTCCCAAAATGTTGCTTGAAATTGTTGATGTGCACTCGCAGCGAACACCCATTGCGCAGGATTATGTGATCTGATACCATAACCGTTTGCACTCGTCACTGCTGATGTGCCAACTTTACAATGCAACTGCCACCAACCACCAGATGCAGCACCTTGGTAATTATAAAAGTCTATAAAACATATAATCTTAGAATTAGATTTTATTTTAATGATAGTCTGAGACCATCCAGCCAGTTGCACCTGTAAATTAGTAGTATTTGCAATAGCTTGTGTTGTCCCATCGAGAGTTCTGTTGATGACTTGTAAAACTGTTCCAGGTGGTTGTGCCGCATACGTAATTAGATTATTAGAACCTAATATCTGAGACAATATTCTTGTTTTTGAAGTCATTATCGTTTAAGCCGTTTTAGATGGTTCAGGTGGAATATTAATTAAATTCCATGGAAGTTGAAGCGATATGTGAATTGGGTTAATTTGAGCTGAAATTTGATCGTCGATTCGATTTTCAAATAATAAAACTTGTTCTATACCAAGAGCAGTTTTAACCCAATCAATAACTTGATATTCAGTTAAACTTTCATATGGTGTATATGGTGTATTTTGCGTATATGTAAGTTCTGTCGATCCATATGTAGTAGCATTATATAATCCATCTGTCCCATTAATTCTCCATGATGCTAGAACTACCACATCAATTTCACCAGATAATTCGGGGTGTGTCGTCAATTGTTCAATAATCCAATTTTTTTCAATCGTCATTTTATTTCCAATTAATAAATATATATTGCAGAATTTTGGTTGGGTCCTGCAAGATTAGTAGTCACTGTAAGATTACTAACTATTGTCATACGTACATCGTAACCAGCATATGTAGGAAGTGGGATTATTAAATCTTGATAATGGAAATTCCCAGTGTTTATACCAACTGCACTCCAATATGGCGCAGCTGGTCCAGCAATTTTAGTAGTCACACCAGAAGCATCACCAGAATATCCAACGCGGGCATAATACATACCATAATCCATTTGCGTGTAGAATGGGCTTGTTGAAAATATTTCAACTAATACTCCACTAGTTCCCCAATTGACTGAATCATAATATACTCTACATAAATTAATACTCGCGGCACTAGCACCAGTAGATATTTGTCTAACCCGCGTTTTTAATCCATTTTGATTATATCCACCATTCAATGTTAAGTTATCCCCTAAGCCTGCCGACTGGGTAGCAATCATTACTCTACCTGCAGAATCTATACGCATAGATTCTGCATTAGTGGAAGTAGCATTAAATGCTAGATATGACATCGTTTGACCAGATCCGCCTGCACTTATACCACCTAATACGGTACCATTATTTGCAGTGAAATTATATGAATTTATCCACCCACCTTCGCTCGCCGCCAGTCTAATTTGAGCAGTACCACCGAGCGCATCAAAATATCTGCCAGCCGTTCCAAATACCGTCAATCCAGTTGCACTAATTGCATTAGCAGTTAAATTACCAGACCCATCTCTCAATGCAACAGTGTTTGCAGTAGCTGCAGTAGAACTTGCCAGTGATATAGTTCCTGTGGTATTGTTATACCCAAGACCAGTTCCTGTTACCAGTAGATCAAACATCTGAAAGTCTTGAAGACCAACGAGGTCTACAATATCCCCAGCTGACGCAGCAGTTACCAACGTAATGCTAGTCCCAGTCGTTGCTGTATATTCAGATGTATCAATGAAAATACCATTAACGTAAACTTCTACATAAGACATCGTAGAAGTTCTTGAATATGTTATGGCAAATGTAGTTTGACCAGCTGTTGCTGTATATGAAGATCG